CGGTTGGTAGGACACCCCGCCCAGTTGCGGGAATGGGCCAGCATGGACACCGGGACAGTGCAGAGCGTGGTGCAGTCCAACTTTATGCGCAGCTACCGGGCAAGGCAGGAGAGCGAGCGCAAAATGCAAGCCCTGCCTGCGGATATCCGGGCGAAGCTGGCAGGGATGGCCGAGGTAAAGCAGCTTCCCAGCTATGACATGGCGCTGGCGGAGCGGATGATGGAGGAGAATTCATGAGCGACAAGGTTGATATTGCCGTAAGGCGATTACAGGAAGCGGCAGAAATGTCGCAGCTGTTATACGAAAAACCGCTTGTTATTACATACAGCGGAGGGAAGGATAGCGACACGGTGTTGAAGTTGGCGCAGATTGCGAAAATCCCATTTGAGGTGCTCCACAGTCACACGACAGCAGACGCCCCTGAAACTGTTTACCATGTCCGCAACAAATTTCGGGAGTTGGAACTCGCAGGCATCAAATGCGACATTGACTACCATGTGCAACCTGATGGGAAAAGGGTTACCATGTGGAACCTTATCCCCCGTAAGTTGATGCCACCAACCAGATTGATGCGCTACTGCTGTTCGGTGCTGAAAGAGGGTGGTGGAAGAGACCGCTTTATCGTTACTGGAGTAAGGTGGGATGAAAGTAACGCAAGAAAAAAGAACCGTGGGATATTGGAGGTCATAGCAAGCAAACGGGAAAATAAGATTGTTTTGTCAAATGACAATGATGAGGATCGTAGGGTGTTTGAAAGCTGCCAGATGAAAGGCAAGCGGGTGGTAAATCCCATCATCGACTGGACAACCGAAGATGTTCTTGATTTCTGCAAAGCGGAAAAGGTGAATCTTTGCCCGCTTTATGGGGAGGGTTGGCATAGAGTCGGATGTGTTGGGTGTCCTATGGCCGGGAAGAAAAGGTACATGGAGTTTGCGAGATACCCAACCTACAAAAAAGCCTACATAGCAGCATTCGATAGAATGATCGAGGAACGGAAGCGGCGGGGCATGGTGAAATGCTTTACCAGAATGGGCGATACAGGCGTTGATGTTTTCCACTGGTGGATGGAGGACGGCATACTTCCAGGGCAAACCGTCCTGCCGGGATTTGAGGAGGACGCATGAAAATCACCATCCCGGAAATCCCCCCGTCGCTGAATAAGTACGCCGGGCGGGCGAACGCCTGGGACTACCGAGCGGAAAAGCAGCGCTGGCTGCAGCTGTTTGTTGCATACTGCCCCAAGTGCAAACCAATGGGCAAGGCGGTAGTGACCATCACCTACTACTTTCCAACCAGGCACCGGCATGACCCGGACAACTACAACGGCAAGATGCTGATGGACGGTCTGGTACACCGGGGAGTAATCGCCGATGATAGCTTTGACCATGTAGAGCTGCGGCTGCGTGGGGCATATGACCCCAAAAACCCAAGGACAGAAATTGACATAGAGGAGGTACCATGATGGGACAGAAGGATGTAGAGCGGGAGAAGCCGCTTTTTGAGGGACAAAGCGCAGAGGAATTTATCAAGCGCTGGAACGCTATCACCAAAGCCATAAAAATGCGCGCAGAGATGGCCGAGCAGGAAAAGGTGGTGAGTTATGATGTCATACGATAAAGCGTCTCCTAACGCCAAAATCGGCTGTTCTAATTCAACCGGCCCTGTAAGAGATGCGGAGGGCCGATAGGCAGCATCAACACCCGGCAGTTGTATTGCAAGGAGTGCCAAAAGGCCATGGACAGCATCCGGGCCCGCAAAAGCAGTATGAAAAAAGCCGAGCCGAAGAAATGCGAATACTGCGGGAAGGACTATTTCGGCCAGCCGGGACAAAAGTACTGCTCCAAGCAATGCTACAAGGATGCAGCGGCATCCGGTAAGTATAAGCGACCAAAGAATTGGATAAAGCGTCGGGATGGGAAAATCGACATCGAGATAAGGGTTTGCGGCAAAACAACAGAGCGACGGGAGAGCGTGGATTACTTCGAAGCCAGGGAGATTTGGCACGATGGCTGGATAGGCCGGGGCTACGCAGCGCTGATAACGGTAGATGGCCACAGGCTGGAGACCCTGCCGCAAATAAAGACATTCTTCGGATTTAGGAGGGATTCGCTATGAGGAACTGGACGGCATCGGCAGTTGCGATAATCTTAGCTGCTTTCTGCATAATGGTGCTATCGGCTATTTCGGCCGAAAGGCGGAACCATGTGGATGAAGTGGCCCAGGCGGAGATCACCGCAGAGGAACAGGAACGCCGGGAGCAGGCAGCCTATTACAAGGGTTGGCAGGACTGCAAGCAATATTATCTTGAGAATTTTGGAGGGTGAGCCAATGACGGTAAAGGACTACTACGAAGTAATCCGGGACATAGACCGGCTGGCTGCGTTGGTTGACGCAGAGGGTGCAGTCACCATAGACCATGACGATGCGGAGCAGATATGGGCGCTGCTGCTGGACTACAAGGATTTGCTGATGGCTAAGGAGGTAGAATGATGGACTGCTTTAATTATCGCTGTCCATTCCGTCAGAATACAACCAGCAACTGTAACCGTTGTGAGTGCTTGGCGTGTCAGAACAGGTGCAAAGGGCCCGTTACATATACTGCAAGCAATCATACGCTGACCGCAGACGAAATTGCAAAGATTACCAATAATCCCGATTATGGCATTGGGACTGGGTGTTAGGAGGTAGAGCAATGAAAGGAATTGTAATCACAACAAAGGATGAGATGCGGGTGCAGGAATTTTCCGAGCCTGCACACAAGAGCATCGGCGAGGCCGTGGGAGGGTGGATTGAGATTGTCCGCCCCGTGCGCCTGAAGAGCCCGTACTGCATGATAGTCAACGAAGAAGGGGTGCTTCTTAACCTCCCGATAAACTCCTTCGGCAGTTTCCTTTACGGGATGGACTATCATGGGAATCCGATTTTAGGGGATATCGTGTTGTTAAAGGAAGGCATCGACAGCGATGGGGAGTGTGACATATTAGGGCTTAACGGACAGGATATTAAGTACCTGTGCGATATGGTTTCCACCGGAAAGGGCGCCAAAGATGGTATGTGGAAACCGGAGGTAGAGTGATGGAACGACTGACATTTGATGGGAACTTCTGCGACATCGCGCAATGCCGGGAACTGCCGTGCCCGTATAACGGCGCGTGTTCCCAGCGTAAAGTGTGGGAGCGGCTGAAAGCCTACGAGGACACGGGGCTGACGCCGGAGGAAATTAACGATTTGGCGAGTGTGCGGGAAATATCGCCGGAAGCAGAATACGCCATCAACAAGCACGCCGATAATATCATAGAGCGGCTTGACAAGCTGCTCCACCAGACGGACGACGATGCCCGCCTGCGCGATCTGGCCGAGGCCGACAAGGACGGGCGGCTGGTGGTGCTGCCGTGCAAGGTGGGCGAAAAACTATGGGTAATCGGACGAGACAATGTGCCGCGAGAAATGGAGCTTGAACCGCCGGACATCAGAACGGTGTGCACGGACGAGGACAATTTATGTATGTCAACTTGTAATCGTAGGCCTGATGGGTATTGTGCGTACCGTTTGCGTAACGATGGAACAAGCATTGGTAAGACCGTATTCCTGACCCGCGAGGAGGCGGAGAAAGCACTGGAGGCGATGAAATGAGCCGGCTATGGGATTGGTGCGCATTCTGCGGAAAGCGCATCGAAATGGGCGAAAAGTGCTACGGCTTGCCAAACGGAGAGAGCGTATGCACAGATTGCTGTGTTGCAGAAAACGAGGGCGCGGCTGTATCCGACGGGGAGGAAGAACAGGAGGACGACAATGGCTGAATACATTGACAGGGGAACGGCGATTGCCAAGTTGACCGCTTTGGAAGTAACCGAGCCAAACGCCACGATGACAGACGCAAAACGAGTGCTGGCAGATATTCCTGCTGCCGATGTAGCCCCGGTGGTGTATGGGCGGTGGGTAACGCACTATCGAAGCGGAACGCCTGTTGCCGAGGGGTATGTATCAACGTGCTGCGATATGTGGAACAATCGCAAAAGCGATAACTGCCCCTGCTGCGGGGCGAAGATGGACGGAGGTGACAGCGATGAGACTGATTGATGCTGATGAAGCATTGAGACTGTTTGGCGAAGAATATGAGGAAACGAAAGAATTGATACACAACGGTGAAACTCATCTTGATAATCTTGCCGAGGGATTTACAGAAGCAGATCACATAATCAAGTATGTTCTTCCAACCGTTGATGCGGTGCCGGTGGTCAGATGCAGAGACTGCAAGTACAGAGATGGCACACCGGGGCAGCCGAATATACTTTGTGCGCAGATGCACGAGGACGATTTCTGCTCCTACGGCGAAAGAAAGGAGGAGTCACATGATAGACTACAAAAAGACCTGTAAGTGGGAGCTTGGCAGGTATTACGAAAAGCTCATGGCCATCGACAGCCTGCAGGACGAGATCGATATGTTGACGGCCAGAATGGAGGGCATCAGGTCGCCCAAAATGGACGCCACACCTGTACAGGGCGGCAGCTCGACTGCCGAGGAACGCATCATAAACGCCATCTGCAATAGGGACAACCTAACCGTCAATCACGAGCTGGTTAAGTGGCAAGTGCGGCAGATGGATCGTGGCCTGTCTATCCTGACCGACCAGCAGCGCAGGATACTTGAGGTGGCCGTCATGCGGCGTGAGTACAATGCCATCGATAGATTATGTGACGAGCTGCACATCAGCAGGTCGGAGCTGTACCGCAGGATGGACGAGGCACTAAAGAGATACGCTATTTGCCGATACGGTGTGACAGAGCTGTAAAACTTGGGACAAATTCGGGACAAAATAACGCCTAACATAGTGTATACTAATATCGTGGTAAAACACAAAATTCCCTTGACATTCCTCCTGGTGGGGAGCCGGGCCCCTTATCCCGGCAATCTGCTCCCGTAGCTCAATGGTAGAGCGGCTGCCTTGTAAGCAGCGGGTTATAGGTTCAAGCCCTATCGGGTGCTCCACCTTCATGTTTTACCTCCTTTTTACGGGGCCGTCGATGCCCCGTTATCCCATCGGCCGAAGATACATGACCTTCGTAAAAAAGGTGCCGCGCTGGCAGGCCGCAAGTTCGCAATAGTCTGCCTTACCAAAAAGCAGTCAGAGAGTACCGAAAGGCGCTCTCTTTCTTTATGCCATAAAGGAGGAGATACCTATGGATTTAATAGTCCGCAAAATCCCGCAGAACGACACCATCAAGGTATATCCGGTATCTGATGTGCATTTGGGCAGCATCCTACATGATAAAGAGGGCTGGCAAGCATTCTGCCGCCGGGTAGAGCGGGAGGACGCTTATCTCATCCTTGGCGGCGATCTCATCAACAACAATACCCGGAACGCGGTGGGAAGCCCCTTTGAGGATTATATCCGCCCGCGGGAGCAGAAAAAGATGATGGTGGAAATGCTAACGCCCATCAAGGATAAGATACTCTGCGCGGTATCCGGTAACCACGAAGCGAGGACAGCCAAGGACACCGACCAAGACATTATGGGCGATATCATGTGCAAGCTGGACATGGAGGACTACTACGCCGAGGACATAGCATTCCTCAAACTGGAGATTGGGCGCAGGGTAACAAGAGATATCCCTATCACCAGCTATACGATGGCTGTTACCCATGGCTCCGGCGGCGGCATTTACACCGGTGCAACGGTCAACCGCAATGAGCGCTTCGGCTACACCATAGAGGGCATTGACGCTCTGATTGTTGGCCACACCCACAAAGGCACCATCAGTAAGCCCAAAAAGATCGTGGTGGACAGTAACAACAATGTTATCCGTACCAAGCAGCTGGTAGTGGTTAGCTGTACTGCATGGCAGCAGTACGGAGGCTACGCAGCCCGGAAGATGCTGCTGCCCAGCAGCGAGAGCGACCATGAGCAGCCGCAGACGCTCCTGCTGTGCGGGAACAAGACAGGCACTAAGCGGATAACCACGGTTTGGTAACAATAATTGGTAGCCCGGCATAGTAGACACCGGGAGGGATAGGGCGTGTAATGATAAAAGGAGGGCACATGGATTTACAAAAAGCAGATAGCAAAGAGTATTTGGAGTTTATAGATAAGTTTGCTCCAAAAACGACGACTGACGATTGTTTTACGCCTCCGCTTGTATATGATGCAGTAAGAGACTGGGTTTGCAAAGAGTGCGGCGTGGACAAGGATAAGATCGTCCGCCCATTTTATCCGGGAGGAGATTATCAAAGCTTCGATTATTCAAACGGTGCGGTTGTTGTAGATAACCCGCCGTTTTCTATTTTGGCAAAGATATGTATATTTTATCTTGATAAAGGTATTCCGTTCTTCCTTTTCGCGCCAGCTCTCACAAGTTTTTCTTGCAAAAATACCGTGATGCGTATGTGCCATATCGCTTGTGACGTGCAGATTACATATGCAAATGGCGCAGTAGTCAATACTGGATTTGTCACGAACCTTTTCGACGACGACATAATTGCTATGACCGCTCCGGGGCTTGGGATGGCGATACAGAAGGCAAATAATGCGGAACTTGGGCGGAAAAAGAAATTGCGAAAAACGCATACATTGCCTACCCATGTATTGACCGCGGCGCGTCTCGGCAAGTATTCCAAACGAGGGATTACCTTCAAGGTAAGCCGAAGCGAGTGCATACCTATTTCAAAGCTTGATGCTGGGGTTGGCATATTTGG